TCGCAAACTGCAAATTCATCAGGGTATGTATAGGCCTCGATCGTTGCGCCTAATTCCTCCTGTGACAGAACTGTGCCATACTGAGCGTTATTAGCCCACAGTTTAGTGGGTTCAGCACCAGAAGGCGACACATTCACTCCGATCAGTCCGTTCCATGCTACGCCTTTATTATACGTTCCATCAGTATTCTGGACATAAAGAACACCCTTCTCTACGCCAGCTTCAAATAAACGTTCGCCAATTTTGTCCCATTGCAATCTAGCCATGTTAAATAACCTCCTTTAAAAATAAATATTGAATAGAAAGTGATATAAATTATCGTAAACGTATTGAGTGACAAATTTACATGTCGGTAATGCGAGTATTTTATTTCTAATCTGGCTCTCGATATTTGAATCAATGAGCTTAATTAGATACCTTGTCTTATGTGTATATGGTCTGTCATTAGCAAAGTTCGAATCTATATTGTCTATTGAATAGACAATACAGGGATACGACAATCTTACTTTATCGGGGATCTGAAAATAGACATGATTTGACCCCAAAATATTCACAAGAACATCATGGAGTCTCAGCCTTCTTTCCATTGTACACCCCTCCTATAGTTAATACTATTCGAGGTCTCTGCACCTCGATATTCGTTACTTTCCAGTATGCTCCAGACCATTTCACATATCGAATATTTGGGAGATTTTGGTAAATATAAGCATCGGCAATGATGCTAATGGTATTATTCAAAACTAAATTATCGTTCGAGCTATCCGAATTAGATTCCCAACGACGATTATACTTAAGAACGTCACCATAATAATTTCTTTCAATAACATCACTGGACCAGATGCCTGGAGCTGTTTCTATTGGCTCACAAGAAAAACCGACAGCACCATAAAACTTATTCATATTACCTCACTCCCATTTTGATTTTATTCCAGTATATTCTCCGGTTCATACCCAAAGACATTAGTCAGCACAAAAGAACCATTCTTATCGGCCTTTATGTAGCCTATATAGGGTCTTTCACCATCATTTGTTCCTCCCATTAATACGGGTTTGTAGAAGGCGTTTTCGTCTTGAATCATATACCCGCGAAAAAACATATGCTCTAATTCGTTAGGCAATACTGGATACTTCAATTCTGCGTCTTTAAAAAGATATGGACTATTAGGATCTTTAAATGCCATAGGTACTCGAATTTCAAAACGGTTCACTTATACGCCTCCTTTCTACTTGAAAAGAAAGGGGAAATTAATCCCCTTCCTCAGAAGTAGAGTTTTGGCCATTAGAGTTTTGGCCATTATTTTCCTCAGTAGTATTAAGCTTTTTCCTTTCAAGAACAATGGCAGACTTAGGCACAGTCAAAGCCCCGGAAATACGTGTTTCGATCAGATACTTCTCCTGGTTATAGTCGATATCGAAATCGTCAAACAGGTTTACTTCGCCGCCCTTATCAGCACCAATGGTATAGTCTTTTAGATTCACTATGATAGCCAGGATCTCATATTCATCATTGCCATCCTTACGTACAGCTGTGTTCATAGGCTCGACTTCAACGATGTTCTTAACGCGAAGCACAGAAGCTAATTCCTCAGTTGTCTTATACATTCTGTGACCCATACCATCTTTAATCAGCAGCATTTCAGTCAGCAGATCAGTAGTGGTATACATAGAAGGATTTCCGGAACCCTTGTAGTACTTTCTGCTTCTAACAACCTCGTCGATGAACTGCTCAACTGTAGCATTGGGGTTAACCTGGATGCGTTCAACGAACAGACTATCATTATCAAACGCAATTGGGCGAACACATTCTTCACTAATCTTATCCGGATCACCAACTACACGTCCATCACCGATAAGAATTGCACGGGCGATTTCCTCATCAAGCAGACCGCGCATCTCTCTTTTCAACCATGCAACAACGTCGAAATCGGTAATGTCAACAATATCATCACGATCGAGCTTCTCTTTCTTATAGATGGTTGTCGGTGTAGTTACTCTCTTCATCAAAGGAATAACAGATTCCTTTTTCAGATTACCCTTGATGTAACCCTTTGCACGTGCCTCTTCGTAAGTCAGATTGGCAACGCGAGTTTTGATACGACTGAAAGGTGTATGATTGGTATTCTTAAGAACATCCTCTACCCATTCAGTTCTACGACGGATTGTCTGCAGGCCATCAGACACATCTTTAGCGTCCGGGAAAAGAATGTCGACAGAATCAAAACCGTACTCTTGAGTATGGGCAAAGAAACTATCCCTCAAAGAGCCGTACTTTTTCCCATCTTTAAGAATGTGTTCCATCTGGGAATGGCTAAGTACTTTCTTCTCATCTTGAGTGGATTGATCAAACACATTTGTCTTCATAAATTCATCTCCTCCTAAATCATCATGCTTTGCGGACTCAGAAGCCTGCTCTTCCAAAGCAGCCCCGATAAGATAGTAAACAACCTTCTTTTGTTCTTCTGTGAGTGTATCAAATATTTCTTTAATAGTCCGGTCGTCTTCATCCTTATTTTCTTTTTTATCATTTTTTTCTGATGTAGCAGCATGGATAAGCATTTGATAGACCATATCTTTCTGCTCGTCATTTAAAGTATTAAAAATTTCTTCATAATTTTTGTCGTTTCCCATTTCAGAAACCTCCCCATGTAATAATCCTTCCTCGCCACTATAAATAATGGCTTCTGTCTCGTCAATATACTCGATACCGCTTCCATCACTATGAGCAAACGAAATGTTGTCAATTACAGCACCTGGATTAGCCCCAGCGAGTACAAGACTAACCTCTCGAATGCACCCATGAAATACTTTACCCTTTTCTTCTTTGAGTTGATTTGCATAGATCGAAAGGGATGTAATATCCTTATGTCGGATTAGCTCCTTTGCATGTTTTGCACTTTCCGTGTCATTAAATTTGCCATAGCAATAGACACCGTCGTCTCGATGCTCAAGAAGAACTTGGCCTAAAACATTTGAAGGATCATTATGACAATGCTGCCAAACTAGAGGTACTATAGCGCCGTCTTGGTGTTTAAAAGCACCTTTCATAATGGTCCTTCCGTCTGTGCATCTTATACCGACCCTTGTGGCAAAACCACTAAAGTCGTGATCGGTTTTGGATACCAACGACATATACCTCACTCCCATTTTGATTTTTTTATTCTATCACATGATCGAAACTCGCGATTAGTATTTATCTTGATCGCTCGTCTCCATCATCTTTAGAATCAACAGGTAAATTACTTGGTTCTGCAGGCGTTGCTTTAGATGGATTTAGGTTCTTATTTCGTAACTCATCAGCCCGTGGATCATTAACAGGTTTAAAACCGATAATCGCTCTGATCTCATTTGACGACAGAATTTCATTTCTAGTAAACTTATCAGCAACATTTGCAATGTCTGAGGCACCCATAAGACTAAACGTATCCTTAAAGAACATTATGTCTTGCCCCTGAGATCTAGCAGTTTTTGAAAGGAACTTCCTTCGAAATTCGGCAACTATTGCCTTTAGAATTGGACTAATAGTACGATTATAGTAGTTTAGCATTTCTTTCTCATCAGCAGTACCATTAAACACTGCTTCCGTTAAACCTAATTGGTTATACAATGTCTGAGTAAGATACTGTATTTGCGTCATTAGGTTATTTTCCGCAGGTCGATTTAATTGTGTAATCTTTTCTGTGGCATCTGTATAGGCTATTCCATATTTTGAGCCTGCAAGTTGCATCTCAATATCTTTTCTCCGCAACTCAGCCTGCTCTCGACGAGCCTCGCTTTTGATAACGTATGGTAATTGAATAATCAGATCTAATTTTCCAGAACCACTTTGTTCATCAATATCATCCAAGATTGCTAATTTACGTATGAGTCTCTTAAGAGTACTATTTGGCTCGTTCATTACAGAATATAATGGATTTTCAATAATCGCTACAGACTTCTTTGGTACCACAATTTCTTCAGGAATCCCTTTTTTCTCATTATAAAGTCTAACCTTGATGTGCTGAGGAAACCATTGAATAATTTTTCCGGTCCTCATATTTAAAATGTCAAAAGCCCCATCATGTATATTAGCCGTTGTTTCCACAGGAACAACAGCCACAACGCCTTCATCAAACATTGACATAACAATATCTTGAATAAAGGCTATATTACTTTGATCTACGTTAGCTTCAGTTGAAAGAATTTCATTAAGACCAGATCTAATTGTTTCTTTATAACGCTGGTTTTCATCAAGCCGTACATGCTGAATCTTCACCGACGCAACATCAAGCGCTATGCGATTAAATATTGGAAGAATCATCGAACGTTCATGCACATAGCGGAATTTCGTACGGTCGGGTCTGGTGTATGATCCGGAACCATACAGATTTTCTCGAAGAGTTATGTAACTGGGGCTGGGATTTTGAAAAGCATTCCAAGCATGTATTAATCGATCAGCAAATGAAAATTTTGGCAAAACGCCCACCCCCTTTTCTATATTTTTCGTACGGTTTCCTTCTTATAAGCAATTCTTCCAGTTGTATGAATTCCTCGAGCGAATTGATCTAAATTTGCATCCACATCAGCTAAAGCAGTAAAGACACCAATGTCGCCACGTTTGGCTACAAATCTTAGTACCTTACCTGATGGTGAAGTAATATTACCAACACGCTCGTTCATTAATTGAGCTAATTTCTGATTATATTGATTAATGAAGGTTTTGCTAACTTTTCCCGAAGAAGTTTTTAATTTGCCTGCAGTTTTTATAGCATAGTCAGAAGCTTCTCCAGAAAGTTTTTTCTCCAATTTTTCTTTTATTTTGACACCCTTGGTCTTAGCCCATTTAGCGTCCTTCTTTTCCATTTTTTTATAATGCAGTCTTCCTAAAAGGGTTAAAGAACCATCAGGATTTTGAAAACGACGAACGCCCCATTTCATTCCGAGGATGCCATAATGTTTTAACTCATCCATATTTACCACTCCTCGATAAAGAGGTTTAATCGAATGCGTCTTTATTTCTTTTATAAGCAACCCACGCATCCATCAAGGCTGCTACTGCGTCAATCTTACACTCATGCCGTTTCTTTAAAAGCTTACGATTACCATTCGTATCCTCTAAAACGATCGCGTTACCCATCGCAAATGACATGAGATTCTGATCAAATAGAAGGAGTCTTTCCTCTGAAAGAGTCTTTAATTCGCCAAGCGGAACAGACTCAGTTTTTATACCCTGTATAACTTTTTCAATTCCGTAAGGCCCATATTCTGTTGCCCAACGATCTACAAATTCTTTAGCATTATAAGGGTCAAAACCAAAACAACGAACATCATACTGATTATCTTGAATGAAACGGTCTAGATCATCATAAACATTCATCATGTCTAAAACGTTACAATCAAGTACCATCAATGATCCTTCGTTTATAAATTCGTCATACTTTATTCTCATAGCAGCAGGAAGCTTCATGAGAGTTAAGGAAGAAATATAACAGCGCGTCTTAATCCCATACTTCTCGCCAGGTAATGGGAATAGAAAAGTAAATGCACAGAAGTCATCACCTTGTGAAAGATCTGCCCCAAGAGCACACGGCATTGACCAATAGTCTCTTCTAGGATGTGGTATAGTTTCCTCATATGTAAAGAAGTATGTGTAACCTTCCATAGGAATTCCAAATCTTTTGGCCAAAATATCATTACGTGCTGCTGGAGCTTGTTCAGCTCTTTCGACGTCCAGATGATACGCTTCATAACTTACGGTTTTGCCAATATTCGGATTAGCCTTTACCCACATTTCAGGGTTATTTACTTCTGTTATATCATCTAAACGATAATACCAAATAGATACGTGAGGGTTTATGTATTCACCACGTAGAATCTTCATTAATTCCATTTTGATGTTATCGCCGGCACTGTTACGAATTGTACCCTCTGAACTCATTGATACAATTAAATAATCATCAAGTTTTGAAGCACCTTGCTCAATTGCCCCTATAACATCCTCACGTATATCACTTGACAGCCATTCGTCAACTGTAGCTACTTTAGGTCTTAGACCTTGCAACTTATCAATGGACATCGGGCGAATTTCCAGCAGCGACCCTGTTAAAAAGTTTTCAATACCTCTTTTAGTTGAGGCTAACTTAACCCGATTTGCTTTAGAACCTGTAGTATTCTGAAGAGACCCATCTGTCAAAAACTTGAACAATGGACCTCTAGCTCTGATAATAGCTGTTCGAATCGGCGATAAAATTTCATCCGCTTGTTTCATTGTTGGGGCGGTTGTTATTTGGTGTGTCGTAGATGTGTCGACATTCAAATAATAACTTTGTATACATGCACCATACATCGACTTAGCGGCTCCACGGGCAACTATCAAAAATTGTTTATTAATTAAACGCTTTTTAATCATTTTACGAACAAAGCTTCCGCCTCGACCATTTGGGTTCGGCTTATAAACGCTTCGTTCAACAAAATAATACCAACCAAATATCTGTTCGGCCCAAAGCTTAAAACTATCTAATAATACTAAATCGGCACCATCAGTTAAGGTAAGCTCCTCTTCGCAAAAAGCTATAAACCCTTCTACAGCTTCTTCATCGTAATAGACCCCTGGATTAGCGATTAGGTCGTCGATACGATTCATTTCCATAGAAATTTCTTTACAAATAGGTATCTTACCTCTTATAACATCCTCTCGAAATTGCCCGTAATACTTTGGAACCGCAGTGTTTGATAGTTTGCCCATTACAGTTCCTCCTGCGTTTATGACTTAGTCAAGCGCTTTTGAATTGCCTTACCAAGGGGTGTTTGTGATAATCCATAGATCCCAGCAATAGTAGTACCAGCCGAAAGTATTACCTTTGCTACTTCAAGACCTTTTGCGTATTCCTTAACAGACAACTCTCTATAGCGCCTTTCCATATCTAAACGATTAACAACTCGCTTTAGATCACGATCGCCAAGCTTCTTATAACCCTTGCCTTTTAAAGATCGAGATGTTATATAATCGTAAGAATATCCTTTTTTTCTATACCGTTCTTTTCCAGCTGGAGTTAATGTACCATCAGGATTCTGAAAACGTCTTATGCCCCATTTCATTCCACGAATACCAAAATGTTGGAGGGTGTTTTCTACAATATCACTCATGTGCATTCCTCCTCTTTAAGCCCCTAATAAACCAGACACAATAGCTTCTCCATATTTTATTTTCTCATGGTATTTAGCTATAACTTTTCCTGTTTTATCTAATATCTGTACATTATTATAATTGTTCCATAATGACTTAATTTTTTCTTTACCTTTCTGGAATAATTCTTTACCATATCCAGATGTTATTAAATAAT